TGGAAGCGGTGAGGGCATCGCTAGGGCAGGAACAATAGTCATGACCTCTCACCCTCTCTAGCCTCTAGTACGCCATGCCCCAACGATTGCGCACTCGGTTATCTACCGTACGCGCATCGATGATCTGGGGTAACTGCGACTTCAGTTTTGCCTCCCTGATCCGCATCTCGTCTCTGAGGGCCTCTACCGCGTCTGGAGTTGCACCGCGCGCATCGATATACGCACGTGCGTCGATCCCAGTGGAGTTGGCATTGGTGATGGCTGCAGACATTGCCTGCGATCCTACCCCTGGTACGAACAGGTCGCCAGCGGCATTGCCAGCGACCCCTCCATAGGCGAACCCAGGAAGAGCCTTGCCTGTAGTGATCGCACGTAGTAAGGATCCATACCGCTGACCTACCGCAGCGTTGATGATCCATTCACCCTTTGATACCCGTGCCAATATGGAATCTGAAGTGGTAGTGCCTGGGCCAGAGATGGGCCCCTGAGTTCCCGTGGCCACCGACATTAGGGTGCCGACGCCAATCAGCGGCGAGAGGAACGAGGTGATACCACTGGTTGCAGAGCCCATAGCTGCAACGGAGGCCAAATCTAAGGCGCCCGTGAACGCTACTAATGACGCGGTAGCTGTAGCGGTGGCAATACCTTGTGCGGTAGTCGAGGCGGCAGTAGCAGTCGTTGCAGCAGTAAGAGAGGTCGTCGCTGCGAGCGCCGCAGAGGTTCCGGCGGCTCCCGAGAACCCCTGAGCCCCTCCACCGAACGCTGCCTTGATCACATTGCCGATAGCGCCGAAGATACCTCCTGCAGAGGTTGCGCCGAAGCCAGAGGTGATTCCAGTCATCATGTTGGAGATGCCCTGGTTGATCGCCAGCTTCATGGGATCGATCAGCGCAGACTGGACTATCGTCGTAGCCAGGGAGTGGAAGATATCCTTTATGCCTGTCCCTAGAGACTCAGTCCCATTAAGGACCTTGCCAACGGAATCCACAACGCCGTCAGCCCACGTCTGCCATGCCTTGATATTGTTCTCGAGCGCCTGTTTGTGAGCGTCGGTGGCCTGCTGTACTAAAGCCTGCGTCTTGAGGAAGGTGGCCAAGTCAGCAGTGGCGCTCCCAGTAACCGTCTCGAAGCGGCTCAGGGACGCTTCAATCTTCGCAAGACCTTGCGAATCAAGACCCTCCAATGCCTTTGTCGCCTGCTGTAAGTATCCCTGGTCGAGGATGGTGCCTACAGACCCTGCCTTCAACGATGCCAGATTGGCCGACATCGTAAGGACGTCCTCGTTGATCATCTGCAGAGGCTTCTCAGCCTCCTTAATGTCCGTTCCTCCTCCAAGCAGGCTAGCCAGCCTGTGGGCGAAGTCCTCTCCAGGTGCTCCCTTCGTTTGTGCCTCTAGAGCCGCAAGTAGAGCCGGGAACTGCTGGAGTTCATTGATGAGCTTCTGCGCCTCGTCCAGTGGCTTCTTGAACAGATCCATAGCGTCGGGATTCAATCCGTTCACTAGGGCGTCGATCCTTTGCTGCTCACTAACTAGGTCTATGGCCCCCTTCTTAATCCTAGTCTGGGTATCTGCCCAGTCCTTGAGCGTCTCGTCGCCCGTGCGAGCAGCTGTTATGAACGTCTGCAGGTGCTTAGTGACCTCCGCTAGACCGGCACCCATGCCGATGGACTTATCACCCGCTTGGTTCATCAGCCCTACGACAACGTTGAGCTGCGCCTGCATATCCTTGGAGTGGGAGATGTCATACAGCAGATCCTTCGCCTTCGCTAGGTCCTCTAGCGTCTTCGTATTGGCGGTAGGATTTGCCAGCAGGTCGTCGATCCGCTGCTTCGCGGTCTGAGCTTCCTCAATGACCTTGGCGATCTCAGAAGTACCTGCGAATGGGCTGGGGCCCTTCTTACCTCCGCCAGCAGCATCTCCAAGTCCAGTCTCTGCTTTATTAGGCTTCTTCAGAATGTCGAACAGCTGAGCCACCTGGGTATTGGTAACCGTCAGCTCATTGTTCACCGTGCGGAGGGTGTTGGATGCGTCCGCCATCGCATTGTTGACTTTGCCCCAGTTCTCGGGCGAGTCGAAGAGGTCACTAAGAGAGCCTGGCTTGATACCTGCTGCCGCAGCTCTCTGGATACGCTGGAACGGTCCTTGAGCCTTATCGAACTCTGCCTGCGCCCTCTTCTGCGCGCCTACCAAGGTTATGGAGAGCGCCTGAGCCTCATACAAATACGACCTAGTGGTTGCGTCAACCTGGTCCTTCAGGTTCTTCTGGGCGTTGATATAGTCTTGGATCTGTCCTGTGGACCCTTTGTACATCGACAGGTTCAGGGTATCCATAGCCTGAGTAGCGGCATCGGAGGCAAGCTTGAACCCTGCTAGTGCCGACACGACAGCAAGGGCGGCCTGCGCTAAGGCTATGAAGAACCCCGGCGACATAGCGATTTTTAGAACATCCATCGCACCTGCTGCAAAGTAGGCGGCGATGCCCGACGAGCGAAGTGCTGCAGTCACGAAGGTAATAGCGGCACCTACTGCCGACCAGACGAAGAGGGAGGCAGCTATGCCCGCCATTGCGCCTGCCATGCCAGCAAGCACGCCGACAATCTGCGCGATGTGCGTACGGGCCTCGTTGATAATGTCCGTCATCCCTTTGATGACGTCTGAGAACAACTGCGACGCCCCAACTGTGTCGGATAGGGTAGTAAGGAAGTAGTTCCAAGCGTTATTCAACCTTCCGATCGACGCCTGCAAGGTATCGATCTGCTTGGTCATATCGACCCCGAACACCTTCGTGGCTACGTCGATGAACGCCTTCGCGAACTGGGGACCAGGCAACATCTTGCCGGACATCATCTTCTCTAGTTCGGCACCGGTAATCTTTACCTTGCCGGTCATCTCCTCTGCGGCTTTCTTAGCGATGTCCATCGCGCCAGGGAGTTCGGTGGCCAACTGCCGAACCACGTTCCGAGTCTGCACATACCCCTGGGACATGATCTCATCGAACGTCCGGATGACATTCGACGTCTGCTGGACTCCCAAGTGCAGGGTGCCCATGATCATGGCGAGCTTCGAGAACTCCTGGTGAGTCACGTTGATCGTCTGGCCGGTCGCATTCGCAGAGGCTTCAAACCGTGCGAAGTACGGCGCGATCTCCTGGAACTGCAAGCCCGCCTGGTTGGCAGTGTCACGTAGATATGCGATCTCTCCCTTTGCGACAATAGCGGACCCAGTGACAGCCTTCAGGGTCACATCGACTTGCTGCAACGCAATGTCGGCATGTAGCATTGCGTCGCCAAGGGCGAACACAGCAACACCCATACCGACAATGGCAGCTACAGATCCGCCTACTAGAGGTCCGAACTCTTTCATCAGGTCGGTAGCGGCACGTAAGCGGAATGCGAACATACCGAATGGGCCGGTGGACAAGATCAGCGCATCAGAGATACCTCTGAACGCTGCATTGAGGGGAGCCGCAGCTCGCTGCGCAGTAGACATCTCCCCTTTGACAGCATTGACAGCGCTACTGAACTTCAAGGAGCTACGGAGCATAGCCTCTGAGTTCAGAGGGTCTGCACCCGCACCTAGAGTCTCCGTCTTCAACGATCCTAAGGCGCCAGTCAGTTGGCCTCCTAGTGCGCCTGCACGAGCTGGCGAGATAGTGCCCGCCTTCTGCAGTTGCTCTAGGCGCTCCTGAAGTACTCGGACTGACTCCTCCGCGCGGATAGCGGCCAGGCTCTGCTTCTCGAACGCTGCCTGGACGGCATTGGATGCCGAGGCAGCCTCCTTCGCAGCGGCGGACTCCGCACCAAAGGATCTGGCAACATCCTGGAGCTGCTCAGAGAAGGCGATGGCCTGCCTTGACTGCTGCAACTGGTTGAGGGGACTACGCTGAGCCTGAGCGCCCGAGAACTTAGTGAACGCAGCCTCTAGCTGGGAGGTGAGACGTTGTGCCGCTGCAGGAGATAGACCGCCAGAGGCGATCTTGTTCTGCATGCTCTGGACTTGTTGCAGTGCTCTAAGCGCCGCACCCTCTTGCCGTATCAAAGCAGAGGTGGTGGCATCGATGTCACCCTTAGCCTTGGTTACAGTGCCCTGTAACGCACGGCCGAATGACTGTAGTTGTTGCTGTGCAGCCTGAAGCCCTGCAGTGTTCGCGGTAATCCCAAAGGTGAGGTCACCGAGGTTTAGCACCGGCCCCTCTCATCTGCTGCCTAACGACCGCCGGCTCTGCGACGAGCTCGCTCATAGGCCTTAGCCTCCTCTTCAGCCCGGACGATGAAGAACGTCCACCACCTCTTGAGGGTGCGCACCGACCAGTGAACGATCTCATCTTCCGTCTTGCCGAGTTCGTAGGCGACGGTCATGATGATCCAGCGCAGGCTATCTCCCCTCAGCCTTTCTTTTGTCGGCATCCGTGACATCCACCCCCGTGAGTTTGGTGAACCCTTCGAGCAGCGTCGACATGCCCTTCCCGAAAGGAACGGAGAGCAGAGAGTCGTAGTCGGTCTCCTCGAACACCTTCATGTTCGTCCCAGGGACGTAGCAGTAGGTGATGATCATCGAGACCACCGCCCTCTTGTTATCGTCCTCTGCGCCTGCACGAACGTTCAGCAGTTCCTCGAGGGAGGGCTGGTGCAGCTCCACCAGGACGCCGTTGAAGACCACCTTCTCGGTCTCAGGCTTGGAGTCGAGGATCGCCTGTCTTATCTGGTCCCGTGTGGGATTGGCGAGGACGCTCTCGCTACCGTTCGCCTTAGAGGCGATGTCAGATGCGGGGGCAGACGCAGGCAGCACCTCTTCGTCGGCGGTGGTTACGCCGGGCACATCGCCGACGGGTTCCGTAGGGATATCGGATGACATATTGGCCTCTTGTCATTCGGGTTGGTGGGGGTGGGTGGTGGTGTGGATGGGGCTAGACGTTCGTGAGCGCCCCCGTTGCGCGGAACTTGAACGTGAAGACGTTCTGCCCGGTGGAGTCGTTGGCGAGGCTCGCCTCGGTGACGATCGCAGCAGACGTCCAGCCATCTGGAGGGACCGCACCCGTAGCACCTGAGGGCAGGTAGCGGATGTAGATGGTGGACTGGTTCTGCCAGGCTTGGATCGCCTGTTGGACGGCGGTCGCCAACATCGAGGTAGCACTCAGGTACCAACTGAAGGGGAACGACATGAGGGGGTTGTTGTAGACGAAGAGGTCGTAGTTGATAGTCTCTTCTTCCAGAGCCCCCTGGTTGCCCTGCTGGTTGTGGTCCACCTTGCGGAACATTCCTCGCCAGACTTCCTGATTGGGGAGGGTAGCCCCTTCGAGGTCGCCGACCACGAACACCGTGCTCCTGGAGAGCAAGTCTGTGATGTACGCATTGCTAGCGAAGTAGATGCTCATGAGTGCCAGCTTGACACTCTTGAGCCCTGGCAGGAAGGTGCGCATCCCGTTGGTGGCTTGCGCATCGTCGTAGTCGGTGGCGTCGATCTCAGTCTGGGTCTGCGTCAGGGTCCACGACCTGGCCTTCGCCAGAGTCTGCGTAGGATAGTAAGAGCCAGAGACGGTGACAGGGCCGGTGACCACATAGGACGGCGCGAAAATGATGTAGCCGCCAAGGTAGTCAATGAACGCCACGTTCGCCGTGTGGTTGACACCGGCGTCCAGGATGACGAGGTTGGCTTCGACGACGATCAGCCTGTGTGCCGGATTGGTGATCTGGTAGGTCTTGCCGGAGACCAAAGTGCACGGCTCAGAGGTCATGATCGTCGGGATGCCCGTCTCTTTGATCTGGGCATTGTACCCGGCCACTCCCTTGAAGTAGGAGTCACCGGAGTAGTCCGACTGACCGATGGTCGGATTCAGCGACTCGAAGGGCTGACCGAAGATCGTGTCGGTGATCGCGTTGAGTTCAACCTTCTTCGCCGCCGTCGAGCCTGGGAAGGTATACCAGTTGACGTTGTCCGTCGAGATCTGCAGCCTTTTGTTCGACATGACGATCTCCTGTCGCTACATCTTACATTCGATAGCCAGGATCAACTGGCGTAGTGATCAACTGGTAGTTCATCGAAAGGCGGGGGCGACTCGCACCGTCCCTGCCAAGATTTTGTATGTCTGTCCGCTCCCACACAGAGGTGAGTTCTGGCCAGACGGGTTGGTCGGGAATGGCTTGGATCGCATTGCGGATAGCGATGCACTGGCCATAAGCGCCATTGTAGTCGAGCATTCCCCCACGCACGATAAACTGAACCTCTGGCCAGTTGATGCCCACTACCACCTCTGGGGCGCGGCCACCGCGGTCGTAGATTGTCACCATCTTGTCAGGTTGGTCAGGCTCTTGGCCTGTCGCGGATGTCCAGCCTGAGTCACCATCGACCACTCCCACGCTCTGCAGGATCAGCTGGATTCCATACGCGGGGCTGTAAATGGGGGCCACTGTAGGCGCAGAGGCAGGGTTGGCTACCTTGAGGGCATTGTCAACCCGATCGACGGAGGGCTTGGTCGGAGCTGCCATCACTTCAGCCCCGACATGAGTTGATACCCCTGAGCGATCCTGGTGGTCACATTACCCCAGTCCTCGTCAATGGCATCCTGCATGAACTTGGCCTTGGTGGGCGGTTCGTGCGTCGCTTCCACATCCTCATGCACGATGATCGCATAGTCAGGGGTGCCACCTTTGGCGAACCCCATCTCTACGCGCTGGCCATTACGGAAGGTCTCTGCCTCTAGGTATGCGCTCTCTGCCAGAGCACCAGTCTTCTTGGGGCAGTAGAACGACGCCAGCTCTATCGTGGGTGCCAGCGCTGCCAGTAGTACCTCCATCGAGCCTTCTTCGAACTGGTTGCAGTACCAGGTGAAGTCCTTCTCCAGCTGGTTTAGCTGCGCACCGAGGTCACCAGTATAGTGGCCCGAGCCTACCGACATCTTGATTGGGTGGATCGTCCCAGCGGGGATATGCACACCACCACCAGAGCCGCCCTCATGTCCTCGGCCACCACGAGCAACCCCGCGGGCTTCAGCGCGCACTCTAGCTGCCTGCTCTTTCTGCAGGGAGATGCTATGGATCTCATAGGCGCTACGGCGAGGAGCAAGGCTCATGTCAGGTGAGCCCTCCTCTCCCTCTCAAGGTTCCGCAAGTCTGGGGTAGAGCTGAACAGCTTGATCTGGCCCCACCACTGAGGACCATCCTCACCGAGGTTGCGAGGGTCGGCCAGATAGGAGTAGTCGCCTTCCGCCAGATACCCCTCCAGATCCACGTCGATGTCAATATAGACGACAGTATGGCAGTTGACATCATCACCTTGCGGCGAGCGCACGAACTGCTCTTCGTTCAGCCAGTGGGAGTTGACCAGTTGCGGCTGGTCCAACATCGGCTGACCGAAGTCATCGGTCTCACCGAGAGGAGCCCAGTAGGTGCCGATAGTGTTGAGGATGCGCGCGCAGGGGCCAGTCATGGCAGCACCGGTGAATTCCAGTCGTAGGGATAGCCAGCCACCCTGAACAAGGCAGTGCCGCCAGTCTTCTGCAGCAGAGCAGCCAGAGTCCCAGTGTCGTCCAGCTGTATCGCCTGCATGCCGAACCTGGTGGAGCCGAGCCCGAACGACTGAGCCTTGATAGTGTAGTAGGTATCCTTCGTGTTGTTCAGAGCCGAAGAGGTAAGCCCTCCACGCTCCTGAGTGAGCACACAGAAGTGCGCCGCCAGCAGTTGCTCGATGGTGGTCAGACGAGAGGCTGAAAGGGCAGGTGTGGCGGGAACAAGCTCTTCTTCTACGAGCATGTTGGCCATGGATAGGAAGAGCGTAGTAGGGTCCTTCGCTGGCATGGGAACCAGCGTTCGGACGTCCGCATCTGTCGCTCTAGCTGTCATCCGTGGTCACCACCACACCTATAGTTGCAGCACGCCGGTTACGTCACGCCTTGGGAGCTGGGGCCGCAGGCTTCGGAGCGGCAGCTGCCGCTTGCTCTTCCGCCGGCGACGCCTTGGGAGCGGCCGCTGCCGGAGGAGGCTGAGTCTGCTGCGGAACTTGTTGACCGGCGGCCAACTGCGCTGCCTGCTGCTCGGCCGGCGTCTGCGAGGCCTTGGGCGGAGGAGGCGGAGGCATCATGTCCGGAGGAGTCTTGTCGTCCGGGTCCGGATCGTAGAGGTGAGAGCCGAACTCCTTGGCCGTTTCCGGCGGCAGCTGGATCGTCTCACCAGGCCCGAAGTCCCGGCGACCAGCTGGGCCGATCGCGCTGAATTCCTTCCCGTCGCGCACGACATAGGCCTTGCGGCCTTCCATCGCCACGGTGTTGTCGATAGGGGCTGCAGGAGCGACAGGAGGGCCCGCCGGGTTCCATTGGCTCTGCGGAACTGCGACAGCCGGATTGCCAGCAGCCGGCTTGGTTGCAGATTGTTCGTCAGCCATCCTCTGGCCTCCAGGAGGGCTATCTAAACTCCGAGCCACCCAGCTGCCCTCCGCTCGCTAGGTGGCCCCTGATCATGCTATCGCGTCGTTCGCCGAGCGGGAGCGAAGGCTTACGACCAGTGCGCGATGCCCGATTGCAGATACTGGTCTGCGCGGACCCGGGGCAGCATGATCGCCATGACCCGGTAGTTCAACTCGAAGCCGCCGCGCGTATCCCACTCGACGAGGGTGGGCTGCATGCCGTCGACCATCTGGATCACGTCCGAGGTGGTCTGAACCATGAGCCCGCCGTTGCCGGTGAACTTCTGCGTCGGGATGACACCTTCGATCCCCGGCATCTCGAGGACGCGCTGGAGGATCGTGACGTCGGCGAACTGCTTGTAGTCCTGTCCCCAGGCGATGTAGGTCGCGTAGGGGATGAAGAGCAGGTACGGCCCGAACATGTGCTTCGCCACCAAGGCCGCTTGCATGCCGGAGATGTCGCCGGTCACCGAACCGCCCAGGGTGGCCGAGTACACACCCCATGGGGCTGCTACTGAGCCCGTGTTGCGGTTGGGGTGGTTCATCAGGCCGTAGATGTTGCCGTTGTTCGACGAGATCGTGGCGCCGGTGAAGATCAGGCCTTCGATGAACTGCGCGACCTTGCGGGTGGCGAGTTCGGCCTGGGTCGTGTCGAGTGGGTTGCCGTGGTTCCGAGCAGCTTCCAGCTGACGCAGGTTCAGCTGGAACTCCTTGTGGATGATCGGGACGGGCATGAAGTTCAGAGCGTAGTTCAGCTCGTCCTTCGATGCCTCGGACAGACCGGACATCGTCATCTCGGCCGGCTCGAGGTCGTTGATGGTCTCCCACTGGATCTGCATGACGCCTAGGGCGTTCGGCAAGGGATAGGAGAGCCCTCGCGACAGCAGCTCCTGAGTGACCACCAGGCGCTCTTGGGCGACGTCGACGACGACCTTGTCGTACAACTTCCACTCGTCGTACCTGAGGGTGCCGTTGGTGCGCAGCGCCTGAACGTTCATCCCAGATTGGAGGAGACGCTGCGCGACCGAACCAGAGGTGCCAACGGAACCGTCGGTCCTCATCCTGGCGATGTCGACACTGACTCCGGCGGAGGCAGCTAGTCCGTTGATCCCATACACGATAGTGCCTCCTCGTCTTGAGTGCCGTGCTCCGCGTTACGTCACGCCGATCGGCTACCCGGCTAGATGATCACCTCGGCGCGCAGTTGTTGCGGGGACCCTGAGGTGTTGGTGATCGCCTGCATGGCCCTTAGGGAGTAAGGGCCTGCAACCAGCTGCTTGCGGACGGTGCCATCGCCGGCGCTCTCGAGCGGGTCGTTCACGGCGATCGCTGGGGCGCCAGTGGCGACGACCGCCAAGAACTCGGCGCCGATGTCGAGCATTGCGAAGATGCACTGGTCCCCTGACAAATAGGGATTGGGCGCGATCGGCTGCTGAGGAGGCTTGACCTCCGAGGAAGTCCAACCACCGCCACCGCCGAAGATGTTGTTCTCGATGGCGACCCTGGTGGCCACGGTGCCTGCAGTGGTCTGGCGAGCGACGTTGCCCAAAGCATCGTAAGCGATCAGGTGGCCTGGCAAGATGCCGCCGGCGTCCAGGACGTTCGCTTCCTTGATCTGCGCACTGCGAAGACCAATCGGGACGGTGCGTAGCATGTCTGTATCCTATCTTCGCAGCCCAGGCATTCAACGTGGCGCTGCTCTAGAGGCAATCCCGCACGCGGGATCAGTTCATTGAGGCAGTGGCGTCGTCGCGATCGGGGTTGATCAGACGGCGACCAGCGCCTGCGTTAAGCCCGGCGCCCCGTTGGAAACGAGACGGCGGACGTCCTTCGAAGACCTTGGGCGGAGGCGGTGCCCCTCCCTGATCTTCCATCACCACCGGACCATCGGCGGTCGGCGCAGCGCGCCCCGAGTAGTTGGGAGGCGCCGCGTTGGCTGCAGGTGCGGCCGGGTTGGGCGGATTGCCATTCCCGCCGCGGCCCTCGGTGAGGGGCTTCGCAACGAGAGGTGGAGGATCGAAGGCGAGGTCGGCGAGCACCTCGAGGTCCTCGACGGAGAACGTCGCCAGACGCTCGTCGGAGAACTTGTTGCGCTGGTTGGCCTTGATCGCCGCGATCAGGGTGTCCTTACGCTGTTGGAAGAGGCGCATCGAGGAAGACATCATCTCCCGAATGCCTGCCGGCGCTTGGGCGATGTACTCTTCCACCGACAGCACGGTGGGCGAGGCAGCCGCGGCCGCAGCAGCTGCAACCGTGGGCTCCGGAGGTGTGGCGGCGGGGGCAGTAGCCACAACAGGCACAACCGGCGCAGCAGGGGTGTTCTTGTCGTTCATGGCGGTACTTCCTTGGTTCGCTGTGACACCCGAGTCAGGTTGGGCGACGATCCGCGTCATCATGATGACGGGCTCGGGTTCGCCCGTGAACGAGACGTTGCCGTTGGCATCCATGGAGTAGCCGATCTGGTAGCAGACCGGACTCCAGTCGTTGTCATACGTGCAGACAACAACGACATCCGTGGTCACCGCGGCGACGTACATGTAGCCGTTCAGCGCCTCGTATTGGTCGGCGAGTGCGCTAGAGAGGATCTGCGCGACGTCCGAGAACACGACGGTGGAATCGAGGGCGTTGCCCCGGAGCTGTAGGCGAGGATTGGCGGGGTCAGGGTCGGGCCTAGCCTCGTTGGAGGCCTTCATCTTGCGGCGAACGTGCTTGCCGTAGGCGGCGAGCGAGCGCTTCGCCATATCGACAAAGGAGGTGTCCGCTGGGCGAGGAGGCCGATATGCAGACGAAGTCGCCTCTGGATCCCCGTACACTTCGTCGTAGTCCTCGGCTGCATCGAAGTCCGTATCTACGGAGGATGGTACCGTGACACCTGTCCCAGTGCCTTGGGTTGGCACCTGTGTCGGGGAGATTCCAGCACCGGCCATCTCAGTGGTGCGGACAGGGCCGTCTCCGCCCCCAACCTTGCCACCGTCGATCGGTGCTGGATCCCACGCTGGCCCACCAACGACGCCTGGAGTAAGAACGCGTGCCACCGCAGCAGCGACTGCGGCTGCGATGCCCATCGTGCCAACACCGACAGGCGGGGCACCATCGCCCTCGCAAGAGCAGTTGTCCCGTACAGCGGCGGTCGATTGATCGACAGGTTGAGCATGAACTCGAAGGGCGGAGGTGTTGACTGGTCCAGGGGCTTTTTGATGCCACGCTGCGATCTGGTTGAGACGAGGTATGCCACAACCGTCTTCTATCGAGCACGCACCTGTGACACCCTTCGACAGGATGGCAAGGTGGTCGGGCACGATACCAGACCAAACACCTGAATAGCGGGAGTTGTTGTACCTCCCCTTACTGGGAATCACCTGAGTGAAGAGCCCAGTCGATACCTCGACGAGCTCACCGGAGTTGATCCGATCCACCGCATCCTGGAAGTCACCGCCCCGCTCTGCAGCGCGACCAGTGTCAATCCACGCCTCGCCCTTGAGCTTCCCCGAGGACACGGACGCGTTGAAGATGTGGCCGAACGCCCATTCCTCTAAGACTTGGGGGATGTTGGCAGAGACGAACTCCCCGTTCAGCTGCGGGTGGTTCATCACCAGAGGGCGACCATTCCAGCCCTGCGGAGCCTTGTCCAGCTCCAGAGCGGGGCAGAACTCAGGCTGCGAGCTATTCGCGCCTTGGATGACCCCTTCGACGAGCATCACCAGGGGCGCGACCAGATATTCAGTGCCGTCGAAGCTTTCGGTGCGGAGCTCCATGCCAGAGCCCTGCCCACCGATCTGGACCGCGATCTCCCGGAGTTGAGTTTGCATCAGCTTCCTCGGCGGATCATCTAATCATTATATAGCACGTTGGTGGCACAATCAATACCAGAAACGTTGGTCAACCAAAGTTTTTGGGTCCTCTGCCCGACCCTACTTTCCGCCACCGCCGCTGAGCATCATGTAGGCGAACACGATGGAAGCGGCAAGGAAGAAGCCCCTGGCAACACGCTCCGACCAATTGGGTGCGTTCGGATAGGTTGCCGCGAACCAGAAGATGAAGCCGACCACGACGAGGACGGCTAGTGCGATAGTAAGCATGACTCTAGCTCCTAGGTGATATCCCTCGCATGAATTGGAAGAGCCTTCTAACCCTTCCACCAACGTATTTGGTCATTGGCACGACGATAGCGTTGACGTGCGCCACCTTGCCCGCGTTGTTGGCACCATGCCCCACAACGTTCGCAGCGGCAACAAAGAAGCGCAACAGCGGGATGAACAGTTTCGAGGAGACCGTGATTACAGCCGTACGAGGTTGAGTCACAGCTCTCACGAGCAGCGACGACACGGTTGCCAAGGCCATAGCACTCATGGGACGAACCAGCTGCACCCACGCTATGACAGGAGCCATAATGACCCTGCGGATGTTAATCACACGTCCTAGTAGCGTCACTACAGGTGCGACGGCGATGAAACTCAGGACTTGAGTCATCCTGGTGAACAGCGACACCGGGACCTCAATCGCCTCCAGAGGTTTGGCTATTGCCTTCACGTCTGTCGACGAGACGGTAGCCACTACATCGATGGGGCGCTCTACCACAGCTACGCGCTCGATGGCAACCACGGCAGCGTTAGGATCTTCAAGGTGCGCAATGGAGAACGCAACTCGTTCCATAGCGTTGGCCACCGCGAGCAGTATATGGGTGGCTCCATTACGGAACGACTCGACGGTATTGACCACTACTGCCGCCAATGGCCTCTCAACATCGCGCGACGAGGAGGGCACACCTTGCGCAACACCTATGGAGGTGTGGCCCCTCAGCTGGCTGAATAGCTCTACGGTCTCCACGTTGGCATGCTGCTTACGACCAATCACCTCCCAAGAGACACCCTGCACATGCTCCGATTCAGCAAGGTGGTAGTGAGGAATGGTACGGCCGAAGACGCTCACCACAGTGGCCAGAGGCCTCATACTGTTGCGCACCGCGTTCGCGATCGTCGCCACTACCGTTGCAAGGGCTATATTCGGACGCCCGAATACACGGTCGATCCACTGCGCAGTGGCCACATTGGTCGCCTCTTGGCGCTTCACCGTGTACGTGTCGAAGGACATTACATGCTCTACTTCCGCGATGGGGTAGTTGGGGACCCTCTTCCTCAGGAGGGACACTACTGCAGCGATGGTCGTAGTTGCAGCCTGGGTAATAGCGTCCACGATCGACGACACTACCGTCGCAGTAGCAGGCATTACACGAGCAACACGGTTGCGCAACCGTTGCGTAGTTGCAGCGTTGACTTCTTCCCATTGTGTAAGCGCATCGTTCCGCAGCGACACGATCTGCGTCACCTGCGTCAGAATCAACCGGACAGCTTCCTTGGTATGGGTGTTCACGGTGTTCACGACGGCAGGTGCTGCACGACCTACATTGTCCGCGGCGTGCGAAACGACTGCGGCTATCGCCATATATGCGCGAGTAGGTGCAAAGGCAACCCACTGCACGGTCTGAGCGTTGACCACTCTCGGACGAGATGCTGCCTTATTGATCAGGTCCACTACGTGAGTGCTCTCGACCAGATATAGCCGTGGGCTCCCCCGGTTGAATATAGCCACTACCGAAGACACTGTGCGCATCGCGCGCCCGAATGTATTCGAGTACACCGCGACGGTGTTGGCGATTACGAGCTTGTACGTCGGCACGAAAGCTTGCCTGAGTAGGCCTATTGCCTGCTGGTTGTTATGGAGGATTGCAACTACGCTGAACCTCTGCGTCATCGTCGGGAAGGTATTCGCCCGGTAATTAGCAGCGGCGCGAATCACCGTAGATGAATACTCACCCGCCGCCCCTACCACAGACAATAGTACCCGCACAGTGCCTCTTGACAAGGGCGACGACACTGCGACGAATGGCGTGATCGGCCTTAGGGCATTCTTAGCGATAATGCCGATCCCAGGGGTGTCGATGATGTGGGTATGGAAGACCTGCCTGCCGTGGAAGTACAGAGAGACCACCGATGCAAGCGTCGGTATCAGCGGCTGCTGAGCAACCCTGATCGGGTGTTGGGTCTGTACTGTGGGCACATTCGCCAGTACCGGGCTGCGCAATATGGTGTTCGCGCCCCTCACCACCGCGGCCGTAGCATTCGCTACTAGGTTGGGGGTATAGGTGACGTTCCCGTTCTCGGTGATGCCCATAAGATTTGGCGCGAGCGCGCCACCAATACCAGGGAAGCAGCCGTAGCAGACAAGGTCGACGGGGCCTACAGCGTCGGTATTGATCACGTCGGTGAAGAGGCCTAGCAGGCCAGCTCCAACGGTAACAGCCTGGTTCCCCTGGACCCCGTTAATACGCATCGTGATGTTCGAAGGGGCGGTGCAAGTGTTGGTGACGATATTAGCCCACATGCGTGACATCTTAGTCGGGAAGCCGTACGAGATCTGAGCCTGAGCTTCTGTAAAGGAACCAGCACTTTGCCCATAGAGCCTCATATACCCGTTTGCGGTAAAGCTAACGCCAGATGCGAATAGGTCGCTCAGGAAGTTGACAGTATTCTTGAAGGATACACCTGCCACCGGCAGGGCCAGGTTGCCGCCTGCGCCCGCAGTGATAATCCCATTGATCAGGTCGCCTACCACCACCGCATCGGTATGGGTCACATCTTGGAAGAGTCCAGTTAGGCCGGCTCCAATCGTGACTGTTTGTGCGCCGTTCGCAGCGTTCTTGCGCAGGCCAGCAGTTGAGGCCCCGGTCGCAGCGTTCGACGCAATTATTGACACGAATCCAGAGAGTGTACCCGGAGCCCCTATCTGAGACTGCGCCCAGGACTCGGACGTATTGCCTCCTGGCGAGCCGCAGAACCTGGGGTAGATGGTAGCTCCAGCATTGACGTTTGCGCCTGCGGCTTGGTGGGCCGAAGCGTAGATCGCCCAGTGATCAGACGCAGCCGAGAAGACTGACTGAATGGCCCAGACCAAACCTGACGTGCCTGCACCCCAAGCTAGGTCTACCTTATCGCCTGCCGCTACTTGGTCCACATTCTGTGAGCTCAGGGCTGCGTTGGTTACCACCTGGGCACCGTTCGCAGCGTTCTTGCGGAACTGGGCTGTCCAGGTACCAGTCTGCCCTGCGTTTGGGGGAACCGAGAGACCGCTAAACGCTCCACCTACAGGCATTGGATATGCGATGAACGATTCTGTAGTGCCACTCCCTACGAAGCCTGAACCCGCTAGTCCAGAGAAGTTGCCGGTGGTCGCAGCGATGCCAATACTGCCACCCGCCCCCATAAGGACACTGCTCGGAGGGTTGGCAGGGGCCGTCTCTACAGCGCCAATGAAGGAAACTACAATGGGAGACCCTGAACCAGCGCCCGCCACTACCTGGTAGGCGACCTTGTCTGCATACCCACAGAAGTCCTGGTTCACACTATCAACGAACCAGCCGGTTAGACCGACACCGATGGTGACCTTAGAGTTCCCTGTTACTCCATTGACGCGCACTGCGACTGTCGAGATCGAGGTGGTGGTGTTGGTAGCGATTCCAACTCGCATCCCAGACATCGTAACGCCGAAGCCATGGGCGGTCTGCGCCACCACCTCAGTGACTCCACCGAGACTGAACGAGTCGCCGTAGATCTGGTAGTACGTAGTAGTGCCAGCCACTAGGCCTGCGTAGATGTGAACGTTGAGGTCGTTGGAAGGTGCATTGGGATTGACGAACCCTACAGTCAACCCAGTTGGCAGGAAGGATCCACCACTGGCAAATAGGTGCGTGCAGACCATATCGCCCTGGTTGACCTGCAGTTGGCGCGTATCCGTGAAGATCCCAGTGAGGCCTACACCAATGGTGGGCCCTAGGTTCGCAACTGCCCCGTTCTGGTAGATCGTGAAGGCGCTAGCGCCGGTCATGTTGTTGATCGGCAGGTTGATCGACAGGTTCTGCAGAGTCCCCGCTGCGCCAATCATATTGTTGACGTAGGGCAGCTGCGAGAGGACAGCTCCCATCATGTAGCCCCAAAGGGGCATGTAGAAGTGGTTGTTGCCGGGGAAGCTGGCTGGATTGGTATTGGGATACCCCGACCCGTAGATGGCAGAGTGCAATGCACTTCCCAGCAGGGACATCTGTAGGCGCTGCACCGTACCAGTGCCGTTCGCAACACCCCAAGACAGCGACATCAAGTCGCCTATTGCACAGGTGTCTTTGGCTAGCGAGGTCAGAGGAGGGGCAACAGCGACAGCTTGGGTGAGCTGCGCGCCATAAGCGTAGATGCCAGAGACTCCATCGCCAGCGAACGTGGCAGTTCCCCCAGTGGCGGACGGATGGATCGTCGCGTGGACAGGCGAGGTGGTAGCTGTCGCAGTGACGGTGATCTTCCACCAGCCGTTGGTCATCATCACAGTCGAGTACAGCCCGAGCGTTACACTGCCGACCTGCTGGGTGTTCAATATTTCGCCCGAGCTCAGGTCAACGACGATACCGGCCGCGCTGGCGACAAAGTCACTAAGCGAGATGAAGGCAAAGTTGTACCCGGCATTCTTGCAATAGACGGTGAGCGTATTAGGCACGCCGCTAGTAAACGAGACCGGCTGGTGGACCTGGTGGCCGGTATTGACCGTATCAGGGGTGATCTTCTGAGCGTCATTTGCTCCCGTGAGCGGATTGGCCGTTGCTGCAGGCGTGACCGTGACATCTTGCTGGATCCACGCTGGGTTCGTATAGTCCGAACCAGAGTTCAGCACAGGAGCCCAAGTGACCTTCACACCGAAGAGGTAGATACCCGATGTACCATCGCCTGCGTAGGAGGGGATGCCACTTGTCGGGAAAGCGTAGAGCTGCAAGTTAGGGGAGCTCGCCGCGAACATCACCGTGACCGACAGCAGCCACCAGCCCGACCCTACTGCTACAGCCGAAGTCGATATCAACGTGGCACCAGCTACACTGCCCTGGGTATATACGACAGCGCCGGTGGTCAGATCGAAGTTGGCGCCAACATAGATGGTACCATCGGTGAGTTGGACGAAGGCGAAGTTGTAGTTGGCGTTCTTGGCGTAGACCGATAGTGTAGTTGTCGCGCCCGGCGGTATGCCCGTAGAGGTCTGCTGACTGAGGAAGTGATAGGTGTTAACCGTGTCCGGCACGACCTTCTGAGCATCGGGCCTCCCAGTGATAGGATTGACCAACGCAGCGGTAGTGATGGTGACATCGCCGTTGCCCCACACCGAGTTCTGGGTGTAGTCGTTGCACCACTTCACCAGGTTGCCGTCGTTGATGACCTGATTGGCGTTGGTGGAATTCTTGCGTAGCTG